TTGTGGAACATCCCGGAGGGAACAAAAATTAGCTACACCAAAATGTGGCCGCTTTATTATTTTTATGAGTTTGGGGGTCCTATACCCCAAACTTTTTGGAATAAAGCTCCACTATCAGAACGGATCATATACAACACCACCGGCACCGGTGGTGATGTGTATGATAATGGTTTACTTAACAGTTTCATACTGTGGCTTTGTGGATCACAAACCGACCTAAAGCGTAATGCTCAATTTGAATTGATGTTACCCGAATATACCCAATTCAAGAGTACTGATTCAAGCACAGTCAACTCTTTTTTGGGTTTTAATTTGGATCAGTACGTCAAAAGAAAGAGCGTTTATGGTCGATCAACTTGGTTCTCAAAGTTCATAGGTGTTAAGCGAATCAATGGAGATGTGCAACGTGATGATGTGTTTGACGTAGTCGCACTTTTAGGTTACACGTCTTACTCCGTTGAAAAAATTATCTTACCATTGTTGAAGTGGCTGCAGTCCAGCCCGGTTACTCAAAGCAGAGAGGTGTTTGGCACCGATGGGAAGCATCGCGCTTTCACTCGGGGTCAGATTATGTCTGTCTGTCAGGAAAGTAATGATTGGCAACAATGGAGAGATTTAGGTGATGCGTATTTTGAAAACACCGTGGATTATTACGTTCAGCTGATGGCGGTTCGCGACGTACATAAATATTTTAGACAATCAAGGGTTGATTTGTCTTTGCGGCCTTTAAACGGGGCCCCCTCTGCCAAAAATATGTGCCCGAGCAGAGGGGCGCAGTCTTAATTGGGACATCCACGTGCGATCCAAGCACATGGAGTGAAAGCAAACCTTTTTACTTTAATGGGGAATTTACTTCTAAGAGTGAGTTCTTTGTTGGGGGAGAAATTTGTTTCCCATCTGTACCTGAGTCCGCTTCTGCGACGGACTCAACGTACAGGACAGTCTTTTGGTCGTATGTTGATCATAATGGTGTTATTTTTGCTAATAACGACATTAATGTTAAATATGCGTTCAGAAGAATGTCCGGACTACGCCAACCTCCTGATTATTATCTTCCTGACCTCCCAGAACGAGTCAGGTATCAGGTTTTCGACGCCGATTTGAAATCCCGCCAGGTTTCTTTCATCGAAAAGAATAAAGATTTTTTGTTGAGATTAAATTCTTTGTACAGTAGTTATTTTGTGTATTATTTAGGAATGGAAGAAGAATGTCATTTACATTATGACGATCCACATATTAAGAAACGCATTCGAATTGAAGCTTATAAGGAGCTTCTAGATAGTAAAATGCTTTTCTCACCATTGTGGGTCCGACATGTACTTTATAAGCTTAAGAAGGACGAGTGGGCTCGTCCAAACAAATACGCCCGAATGATCGGCGACTTAGGTGTCGGCGCGTCATTGCAGGGTTTTCGTGTGACAGATTTCATGAAGGTTGCGGAGGC